GGAGAAGATGGTATCGGATCCGACGCAGTGTTCCAGGCTATGGACTCTGTGTTGGAAACGATTGAGGGTCCTATCCGGGTGCAGTCGCGATACGCTCGCAGGCACTTGGTTATGAGGGCTATCACCCACATACGGTCCAAGATCGGAACATTGGACTACAACGAGGCAAATCGTCTTGTCGTAGCCCGGGAATTCCGGTTGTGGGCCGGGGAGAGAGGGCTAGGTATGAGGCCCTCTCACATCGTCAACGCTTCACCCATAGTTGAAGTGTTGTACTTTGTCCCTAATCGCTCAGAACGTCTCGCGGCCGAGATTAGAGCGTCTGCTCAGTACAGAGCAGCCCTGAACCACCGACCTTCATGGGTCGGTTGGTTATCGGGGGGGGGTGCCCATGACGGGCCCCCACTGTACTAGGGGTGCCCTACTTTTCAAGACGGCGTGGACACTGAGGTCATTACCCCTCAGTTGCCCGGGTTGAACGTCGTCGAGAGAAGAGGGTACGGAACTGGGAAACGCCGGCGCGTCGTATCGCTGCCTGGCGTAAATCTAGGACGTATGCTGGTTGTGCATAACAACTCACTTAGGAATGTTGTCCGGGGAATTGCGGAACGGGTGTTGTACCGCAAGGACAATGGGGGGGTTTATAGGGAGCCACCCCGCGCCTTACCTGGTGCATTTGAACGGCTGAGGGGTTTTCGTAACTCTCTGTTGCGCTGCTTGCCATCGACCACCCACATAGCGTTGGAAGATTATCCATCATTGCTAGTGGGTCGCAAGCGGGTAGTTGCACAGAGAGCCGTCGAAAGCTTGCTCAAGCGTCCTGTTGAACGGGAGGACGCTAAGTTGAACGTTTTCGTAAATGTGAAAAAGTCGATCAAACCAGGAAGGGCGATTCCGCACCGAGGATTATTTCACCGCGTAATCCTCGGTATAGTGTATCCCTAGGCACGTATTTGAAACTTAGCGAGAAAGCACTCTATAAAGGGATAGAGCGCGTTCTAGGGTCGGTCACTGTGGCCAAGGGGCTTAATATGCTGGAGCGCGGAAATTTGATAGCGAGCAAATGGGGCAAATTTGCTGATCCTGTAGCGGTGGGGCTGGATGCCACCCGTTTTGATCAACATTTCGGCGAACAGGCGCTTCGCTATGAACATTCCGTCTACAATGGATGGCATAACGACCCAGAGTTGCGCAAATTGCTAAGATGGCAACTTGTGAACGACGGGTTGTATAACAGTGACGAAGGCAAAGTTACCTATCGGGTTCGGGGGTGTAGAATGTCTGGGGACATGAACACCTCGTCTGGTAATTGTCTCGTAATGTGCGCCATGGTTAGCACCTATGGCGAACAGCGCGATGTACAAACTGAACTGGTCAATGATGGGGATGACTGTGTGGTGTTCTTGGAACGCCGCGACCTCAACCGGTATTTGGATGGGCTTCACGATTGGTTCTTGGAACTCGGGTTTGACATGAAACAGGAAGACCCGGTTTACGAGATTGAGCAAGTGGAGTTCTGTCAGGCCCATCCCATAAATATCGGAGGGGGTCAGTACGTTATGGTGCGTGACCCTAAGATGTCAATATCCAAAGACAGTCTAATATTGAAGCCCAATTTGACCCACATCGACGGCCTTTCTGCCTGGATGTGGACTGTTGGTGATGCGATGTCAGCTGCATGCGGAGGCATACCAGTTCTTGGAGAATTTTACCAGATGTACAGAAGAAATGGGAAACGGGTTGAGAAGCTGGATTTCGCTGGAGATATGTGGTGGTATAACCACGTGTCGAAGGGCATGGCTAGCCGTAGGGGCTTGCCAGTGTTGGATGAAACACGGCTATCTTTTTACCTCGCTTTCGGCATGCTACCTGATGAACAGGTAGCTGTTGAAGAACATTTCAGACGTACCACCATCCCATCACGATATCCCCAGCGACCCACCGTTAATACATTGGGAACCTCCAACCTCAGTGTATCAATCGCTAACTTAATACTAGATGCCGAAAACCAAATCTAAACCCC